TAGAAAAAGAATTCATTACAGAATCACTTCCATGCGACTTAATTGGAATGAATAAGGATCTTATGAAACAATATATCGAACATATTTCAGACCGTCTATTATTAATGATTGGTCTAGAGAAAGTGTACAACGTCGAGAACCCCTTTCCTTGGATGGAATTAATTTCGGTTCAAGGGAAAACAAATTTCTTCGAGAAAAGAGTTGGGGAGTATGCAAACATAGCAAATTCGAATCATCAAGATAATGTTTTTTCAACCGATGGAGACTTCTAACCTTTTTTATTTATGAAACGGTCTATATTTGACTTTGATTTTGTTGTTTTTTTTAATTTTTTCGATTCATTGAACACTAGTTGATATTTTCCATCATTATACGTTAGTGTCTTAATCTTAATAATTATGCAATCTTCTCTATTATATTCTACATCTGTATTCTTATTTAACTTATTATTACGACAAGCGTCGACAAGTAATTTTCTTAAGGTTTCTTGTTCCTCTTTTGTTAACTTTTTTTTTTGTGCTTCTGTTTCAGTAAATAAACGAATACGGTTTAATTTCATTCCAGTATCCAAACGATTCCAATGTTGTTTAAATATATCCCCTTTTTCTTTGTTTAATAGACGATCAATATCTTCATTACTTTCTGTTTTTGAATTGTGACGGTCGGTACTTGAACTACGATTTTCTATATCTCTTAATTGCATTGGTTTTTTATGCTTTTTACGAATTTTTATTTCTTCTTTTGGTTCATCTTTGATTCCTTCTTTTAAAATGTGTTTTAAGTCTTGTTTTTCCATGAATACTGTCCTTTTTATTACTTATACTTATTGAAGAATCCTTAAATAAACTTATTTTTAAATATTATCATAATATATACATATACGTAATTATGGATACGAATGAAGATTCAATCGTTATTTTAAATTCGGTTAAAGGGATAGAAAATGTACGTCCACCAACTCTTGATTTCTTAAAATTAAAGGATACAGATGATTATACAGAATATAAAATAATTACAAAAAAGAATTCGAAGAAAAAAGAAGTCCCCAAAAAAGGATGTCAAGAAAATCCATTTACAAATTACTTGGATTCGTTTATTTTCTGTAATCCAACACTAACGATTCAAGTACCCAAAAAAAACTTTATGATAAAGGAGGGGAAAAAACGTTTCGCATATGCAATTGGAATGTTTCCCAATCCTAAGAATGGAAAAGCAGCGTATTTAGATGGTTGTATTTTAGCTGCGTTAGGTTTGAAAAGACAAGGTACTCATGCGGATGTAATTTGTTTCATTACTCCGGACATAAGTAAGGCGGATAAAGAAAAACTCGAAGTGGTTTTTGATAAAGTAATGTATGTTCCGTATATTTCTCCCTATGAGATGGCGGGAGAGGACGATCTAAAAACAATTATGTTAGATAAGAAATTATTTGATAATTGCCCGAACTATACAAAACAGCATCCCTATGTCCATGTATTCTTTAAACTTCATATCTTTAACCCTGAATTATTCCCGTATGAAAAGGTATGTTTTGTTGATTCAGATTTAGTTCCACTCAATTTATATGATTCTTTATTTATGTTAGATTGTCCTGCGGGATTTGTTGAATATCGTAAAAAAGCACCCTATTTAGAATCCTATCAATGGGACAGATGTGATTATCTAACCCATGGTAAGAAGATTCCTAAAGAAATAACAGATATTGATAAACCAACAGGGGCAGATGTAAATGCCGGATTATTACTAGTTGAACCAAATCAAAAAGAATATGATTCAATGATTAAAGAATTATCTTCACCATTAGATACGTGGATGGGTCCAAAAAAGAAACACAAAGGTTTTTATTCTTTCGACTTTGATAGTCCAACAGGTATGGAATTTGTTGCTAATTCATATTGTTATCCAGAACAAAATTACCTTACGAAAAGATATTCTGGAAAATGGACATTTATTGAATTCGCGTTTCAAAGTTGGAGTAGAGATCCTTGCAATTCTTTTGGAATTCATATGGCAGCATTCAATCCAAAACCATGGTTTAAACAACCCATTGGAACAGTCATTAAAACAGATGAAAAGTATCAACCCTATTTAAAGGAATGGGATAAAAAAGAGGTCCGTTTCCCATTAGCAGTTACAGATGATTCTGGAGAAAATTATGAAAATATATCATATTCATATGAGATATTTAATGAAGTAATTATTTGGGGAATGGTCAATTATCGCAAATTAGTTGAGTTTTTTACACATGAAACCCAGATCCATGGTACAAAAGTATCCTTCGATCGGGATGTATTTAAAAAACTTTCCCCTAAGAATAATACTCAATTTAAACTCTTAAAGGATATTCAAAAAGGGGATAGCATATACAAACGTCTTAGTAAATCTCAAAAACAAATTACTGATTTAATAAATAATTATGAGAAAACAAAAAAGAAAATAGAAGATAATTATTTACAAATATGTCGAGATAAAGTGAAAGATAAGTATAATGATTACAATTATAACTTTAAAATTATTAATTATGAAGATTATCAAACAAAAGCAGAAAATAAAATGAATCGTTTATTAAATGATGAAAAGTTTCCTTTTGGAGAAATGAAAGGGAAAAAAATTAAAGATTTAGAAGATGATTTTGTACGTCGTTTTATAAAATCGAATGCTTACCGTAAGAATAAGAAATTACGCGACATAATGATTCAATATCATAAAGATACTATTAAAGATAAAGATGGAGGAGGTAGACGAAAGGGGAAGAAGAGAACGATAAAGAAAACAAAGAAAAACAATAAGCATACGCTTCACTATTTTTCGGCGGATTGGTGTGGTTTTTGTCAGAAGTTTAATAAAACATGGAACCAATTAATTAAGAATAAGAATCTAACAAAAACGGTTAATCTTAAAAAGACTGTTATTGATGATGAAAATGAACATTTATTATCTCATTACAATATTGTATCATTTCCAACTTTATTGTTGATTAAAAAGAATGGTGAAAGGGTATATTATTCATCGGATTCAAGGACAAAAGAAGAAATACATAAATTCATTCAAGACCATATTTAATACGGTGAAAATGTTGAACATGTATCACACTTTATTCCTAGATTGTTAATATTATTCTCACCACCAAATTGTAATGGTTTAATGTAGTGTAATTTATGATTATAAATATCTTTTTGTAAAATAGGATTTTGACAATGTAAACATCTCCATCCTTGACGCATTGCAAGGTTATATTTTAATCCATCCATTTGATTTTGTTTAAATACAATTGAATTTTTGTCATACAAAGGTTGTTCATCCGCATTTTTAACACTTTTCATGATATTATATACAAATTGTCTTTGAAATGACATCAAATAATAAAATACTATATAACCAGATACAAATACTCCAAAGTACATATGGTGTTGATTTGTAAATTTTTCAGACCATCGTTTATAAATTTGATAATAAATAGCAATTATAACAGCAAGGATTATTATATATTTCATTATAATAATTATTAATATTTTAATGTACTTAGTTTACATTCTTAAGGCGGGGAATCGTTCCTATATTGGAATGACAAATGATTTCTTTAAACGATGGCAACAACATAATAGAATCTTAAATGGTGGAGCAAAATACACTTCTCGTTATAGTAATTCTTGGACACCACTTTGTATAGTGGATGGTTTTCAAACAAAATCAGAAGCAATGCAATGTGAATGGAAACTTAAACGTAGTAAAGGATATTTACATCGTTTAAAAAACTTATCCTATCTATTGCAAAATGCGAAACGGTGGACAAGTAAAAGTCCATTACTTTCTTCACAAAATCTAACTGTTTATGTTACCGAAGAGTATAAAGAATTGTTTGTAACACCCACAAAAGAATTAGTATGGTTCTGAATAAAATTAAATATTCTTATAGTAATTATGACAAAATATATTTTTGTTACTGGTGGTGTTATTTCCGGTTTAGGGAAAGGAGTAACCTCAGCAAGTATCGGTGCTATCCTTCAAATGATGGGGGAGACAAAACTTACAATTAAGAAATTAGATCCCTATCTAAATGTAGATGCCGGAACAATGAATCCTATTGAACATGGTGAAGTATTTGTAACTGATGATGGGACTGAGACTGATCTTGATTTAGGGTATTATGAAAGGTTTCTTGAAATAGGTACTACAAAATATAATAGTACTTCATCCGGTAAATTGTTTCAACAATTAATCGAAAAAGAAAGAATGGGTTGTTATTTAGGAAAAACAGTTCAAATGGTTCCACATTTTACAAATATGATTAAAGAATTCATTTGTTACAATCCTGAAGAATTTGATTATATTATCTGTGAAATTGGTGGTAGTGTAGGAGATATTGAAGCAATGGCGTTCTATGAAGCAATCCGACAGTTAAAAAATGATATAGGTAGTAATCATATTCTATTTATTCATTTAACCTATTTATTGTATTTATCTACAACGAAAGAATTAAAAACCAAACCAACACAAAATACTATACGGGACCTACAACAAGTAGGTATTACTCCTGATGTTTTAATATGTCGTTCTGAAGTCCCCATTCCAATAAAAATTAAAGAAAAATTGTCTCTTCACACAAACTTACCAATACAACATATTATTAGTGCTATTAATTCTTCTTCAATTTATCAAGTTCCCTTAAACTTCTTAGGAGAAGGTATGAATTCAATTCTATTGAATAAATTAAACATTAAAAAAAAACAATTAAATACTTTGAAATGGAAAAAATTAAATAATCAAATCTCTACACTTTCTAAAGAAAGATCAATTACAATTGGTATTATTGGTAAATATACAGAGTTAAATGATTCTTATAAATCTTTACTAGAATCTATTTTTCATGCTGGAATCTATTATAATTGTAAAATTTATATTGAATGGATTAATTCAAGAGAGAATACACACTTCTTATTAGATACAATTGATGGTATTATTATCCCCGGTGGATTTGGACATACAGGTATTGAAACCACTATTTCACTTATTCACAGTTTCCGTGAAAAGAAGATACCTACTCTAGGTATTTGTCTTGGAATGCAATTAATGGTAATAGAATATTTCCGTAATGTACTTCAGATGGAGAATGCTGGTTCAGAAGAATTTGGAAAGTACAATCCGAATGTTATTTCATCAATCAAAGAACTATCTGATACAAAGATGGGTGGTACAATGAGATTAGGTAAATTTAAAATACAATTAAACAATCCAAAGATAAAAGAAATTTATAAAACAAATATTATTCATGAAAGACACCGACACCGTTACAGTATTCATGGAGAGTATGTAAGTTATTTTAATAGTACTGGCTTATCAATCGCAGGAAATGATTATGAAAAGAAACATATTATTGAAATTGTCGAAATGAATGAAAATGTTCATCCTTGGTATATAGGTTGTCAATATCATCCTGAATACCAATCTTCACCGTTTAACCCCCATCCACTGTTCCTATCTTTTATTCAACAATGTATTCAATAAATAAAATAATATCATATAATATATATGTTATCTTTAAAAGTTCCGCCACCTCCTCCATGGCCACATATTGCTAAGATTGAAGAAGGACAACCCCGCAAAACTCTACCCGGACAAGATCAAAAATTAGAACAAATTGAACCTGGAAAAGGTGAAACACCCGAACAAATTGAACCAGGTAAAGATGAAACACCCGAACAAATTGAACCGGACCAAGTTGAATCAGGGAAAACAACCATACAAAAATTAAGTGAAGTAGTCAATACAATCAGGATTCCTAAAATAGAACAAGATTGGAATAAATGTATTTCTGAGATTGAAAAAGTAATTAAAATACAACCTACTCATCAAGAGTACAAAGATGTTGATACAAGACATACTATTGAAAAATATAAAGACCGTCTCGCAAACGACCTTTATAGTTGTAAGATAAACCTTAAGAAGAAAGAGGAAGAAGATAAACTTCTTGCACAAAAAAAGAGAGAAATCGCACAGGAAAATTTTGAACGAGGATTAGCTATGAAATATAATTTAGCACCCCAATCACAATCTTCACCACAACAACCATCACAACCTTCATTACAACCTTCATTACAACCTTCATTACAACCATCACCACAACCGTCATCACAACCTTCATTACAATATCAACCCCAACAAGCGTCCACTATTGTGGGAGAGGAAAAAGGTGAAAAAGGTGAAAAAGGTATATTCAGTACTCTTAAATCATATATTGTTGGAGATAAAGAAGAAGAAGTTGATGATGAAGAAAAGCAAAGAGAAGAAGAAAATGAAAAAGAAGAAATGATTGATGCTGTGAATTTATACCTAAAATCGGCACAAGATTCAGCGATACCTCAAGTGATTGATCGAGATGAACTTAAAAAAATAGATAATGTAATCGATAATTACAAAGAATTGATTGAAAATCATGATATTCTTGATGAAAAGTTTAGTAAATATAAAGAAACACAGAAGTTAAAAAATTTTAAAGATAATTCTCTAATCAACGATAAACAAGATACGATTGAAAACCTTACCGCCATTATCAAAAAATTAGAAAAGCGTTTGAATACTTATAAAAGAAATGCTGAAAAAAAATTCATTGCACAAGAGGAATTAAATCTACAAGAAATTGAAAAAATAAAAAGGGATAAGAATAGTGAGAACCGTAAAGTTCATCAATTTATGCAAGATATCCTAAATGAAAGAATAGATAATGCTAACAAAGTAATTAAAGAATTAATGGTTGAAACAGAAGAAGGTACCAAACAATTGTCAAAACAAAAAACAAAGAAAGTAAAAAAAAGAACAAAAAAGAAAGAAAAAAAGAAGAAGAAAAAGAATCGTTCAAAATCTAAAAGAGGGGCGTAAAATTAAGGATTAGTTTTTTTATTTTAATTTTTGTATATCTTATCATTAAATTATGAAAAGATATTATAACAACGATAATTTAGAATTGGACCCTTCTCGTTACTTATATCATAATAATAATAATAATAATCATACTAATGGTAATTTATTAGCGGGGTTTAATAAACCAATTAATAAATTACAAGAAGATATTATTATTAATAATTTATCCATTCAAAAAGTCCAACCGAAACAATTACCCAATACGGATGACGATATTGCCCTTCAATTTCTTCCAAAAAATAATCAAAATCAACTGGTACCAATTACAAATAATTATAATAATCATAACTCCTATAATAGTGATAAATTTCGCTTTAAGAATATGTCACAAGAATTAATGGATAAAGATGAAGAAATTCAAAAATATAAGAATGAAGTGTACCAATTACAAATTGAATTGGGTAAATCAAAGAAGGAAAAGAGTCAAATGATATCACATGATATGGAAAATCAGATGCTTAAAGAAAAATTAAACGAACATTATATGATTTCACGTTCACTAACAGAAGTAAAACATAATTTGAAAAGGGAACGAATTGATAATGAAAGTAATCAAAAAACAATTGAACTACTAAAGAAAATTATTCATAAACAACATGTTAGATTAACTACAAAAGATTATGAGGAGGACACAGAGGAGGATACAGATGATGAAAGTGATTCTGATGGAAGTGATTCTGATGAAAGTTATTACTCTTCAGAAGAGGAAGAGGAAGAGGAAGTTAAAAAAAAGAAAGTAGTAAAAAAGGAGAAGAACAAAAAAAATATCCCTTTAAAGAATAAATATTATAATACATCATTAAAAAATGCACTCCTAAAACAAAAGTTACCAAAGAAGAAAATAGATAATTTAATGGTTCAAATGAAAATAACACCAAATACAAAGATTACAAAAAAGTTATTAATTGAATTCCTAAATAATATGAAAAACTAATATTTTATTATACTATAATGAATTTAAAATACATACTATGTTTCTTTATACTAGGATTATTTTTATCTATTAAAATGAAAA